TGCTTCATATTCCACAGTCATCTGATTCTGTACTGGTGCAGACTCTTGATTGTTCATTGTGTCGTGTTGCCATCTTTGCACAATTGGATTTACCAGCGTATAGCAAGTGTAAGTTTTTCTTGCCATCTGATAGATTTGTATGCTGGTAAAAAACGGACCTTTAGTGGATGTGTCTAATCCAAATCTATTTTCTGTATTTCTATTTTTAGTTAGTCCTGCACGTTTGCTGTATGATCTGTTTGTGTTTGTAGATTGATTTCCTTGAGTATCTTTTGATCCATAATTTCCGTCATTGTAATAATATCTATAATATGTTTCCCAAAGAGCAGTTGTTACTCCATAATTGTCATCATGAAATGTGATGTTGATTGGATCGTATGAAATTTTTGTTTGTATTTTTCTTTTTACATTGTACTGTTGTGCAGTTACCATGTCCACAGTGTATTGTGGTAAGTCTACTGATTTTACCAACATATTCAATTCACGTTGATGATTGCTTAATGGTGGATCAGTAATTTTTGCATTTGGGTTTATGTTGAATACAACATGGTATAAAAACTTTTGTTTGGGTGCTAATCTAAAACTGTCATCAACATACAACCTTGATGCGTGAGCAAAATCTGCCAAATTACCTTTTGGATTCAAGGTACCTTTGAACACATTATCTAAAAATCCTTTGAGTAAATTTGCCATATACTGTATTTATGTACGGGAAAAATGTGATGTTTTAAAAACAAAAAAGGGGCCGAAGCCCCTTATTGCTTTATAAATGCTTACGAAAATTACGCACCGCCGCCTGTAATTAAAGTGTTTACAGTTCTGCCTACAGCAGTTCCTACGCCAGTACCTTGAGGTGTTTGTATAGCATTATCATATCTTAGTGATAATGTTACTGTTACAGGGTCACTTGTACCATATGCTAATTGGTTATAGTTTGCGTTTTCAATGTAGCAACCATATAGTTCAAATGTTTCTAAAACATTAACTTGGTTGGCACCATTCGCACCGTCTGTAATTTCTATTCTTGTAACGAATTTGTAATCGCTACCTGAAGCCGCCGCACTCATTTCAAAGAAGTCAAATTGTTTTTGTAATTGTTCACCAACAAGTTTTTGAACATTGTTAGAAACATCTTCTCTTAATGTAAGTGTTACAGTTTCCCAACTGTGTTTACCTGCTAGATATACTTTTGAGTTGTAAACATCAATTGTTGTTGTTTCGAAAGTTAAATTGGGTCTTGTTACATCTACAACTTGTTTTGTAAGTTCAGTAGTTGGTGTAGATACACCAAAGTTTTCAAGACTTACTCTAAAACGATACTGTAACTTTGGCATTAACAGACCTTGATTAGAAGCAGATTGGTTACTGTCTAAAGGTACTGTAATTTTTGATAGTGTAGATATACTCATTTGTTTCTCCTATAATATTTATCTTATTATAATCCTGCTATTTCACCAGTGTTTTTCAATCTTAATGGTACGTAGATGAACTCAACTGCTTTGACTGGTTCAATTGCAATATCCAAGTACAACTCGTTTCTGTCTATTCTTGTAGGTGTGTTGTTTGATTCATCACACACAACTAAGAAGTCATAGATTGCTCTATTACCCACTAGTTCTAGTAATAAACTTTCTGCTTGAGCCTTGATTTCATCTCTTGTGATTTTATCATTTGGTTCAAACACATAAGGTCTTGCCAATTTGTTCAATTGACTTCTTAAGTAGATTACTAATCTAGCAACGTTGATTCTGTCTAGTGCAGAACTTCCAGCAAATCTAGTTTTTTGTCCGTAGTTCACTAAACCAGCACCTGTTATGAAAGTGATTGGGTTTACATTGTTTGTGTACAATGTGTCTCTTTGACCTTCATTTAATGCTGTTGAAACAAATTCACCTTCGCTGTTGATATAACCTGTTGCTGAAGCGTTTGTAATTCCACCTCTTCTAGTTCCTGCTGGAGCAAACCATGGGAAACTAACCTGATCACTTAACGCAATAGTTCTTAACATCATGTGTGATGCTGGAACAACTACATTGTTACCAAAGTTGTCTGAAGTGAAACCTGATGGATAAAACACACCCAAGTATGAGTCTGTGCTTACTAAACCGTTGTCGTTATCTTCAACTGCTTTTTTAACATTTGATGCCCAATCTTGTAAAGTTGTTGCATCTGGTGTTAATCTCATTGGTGAGTCACCAACTATGAATGCTGATAATCCTCTATCATTGTTTAGTGAAATCATTTCACCAATCAATTCTGGATAACCAGGTGTTGCCATTAAATTGAACAATCTAGATTCGTCATCTCTAATTTCTTGATTAGAGTTAACCGTTGCTTGTAAAGATTGTATAATAACTTTTCTTTGTGCTTTTCTGCCAAACGAACCTGCACCGTCTACTTGGTTTGCTGATTCAGTTACCCATTTGTGTGGATAGTAACTTGACATTAGAGAGTCTTTGTCTGAACCTCTTGTGTTTCTTGCTGTTACATCAACATGATTTCTCACAAATTTCTTAACATTAAATCCAGAACGTCTTAGGTTCCATAACAACATACCTTTTGGATATAATGCTGGATCTGGAGCATCTGTGTCTAAGTAATCACTTGCTAATAATTCAGCGATTGTAGCCGCAGTTGAATTAGCACCTGCTGTACTCCATCTCGCATCAGCAAACAATATTCCGTTTTCTGTTGTTTGATCAGTTTTGTCAACTTCAACCCATTTTAAAGTAGAAGCATTCCATTTGTAAATTGTTGGATAGTTTTCTAAGTCTGCTGTTGAAATCCATAAGTCACCTTCTACAAGTGCTGTTCCATCTGATTGTGTAGTTGGAGCAGTTGATTTAACTTGTGGACCTGCTGGATCTGAACTTGATACTGCTGAGTATCCTTTCCAGTTTGTACCGTTGTGATACATTATATCAACTTCATCAACAATTGATGAATACCATAATTGACCGTCTGCCGCAGTTGTTGTTACTGCTGTGTCACTTGGTGTGTAAGATAAAATTTTCCAGTTAGTTGCTCTAAAGTTTGAACCATCTGTGTATAAGTTTGGTGTTCCTGCTTTTGTCACATAATTGTATGCTGAGAATCCCATAGAAGCAAATACACCTGATGTATCTACTATCACAAAGTCTCCGCCTTTTGTATGTTCAATTACTACTCTGTTAGTTGCATCAACACTTGCTTTAATGTTTGTAAAGCCTGCGCCATTGATTTGACCAGCAATTAAATCTGCGTCAGTTGCCGCTCCTGTTGGAGTTACACTAACAGTGATTGCTGAATTTAAAGCCGCTTGACCAACAATTGATTCAGCAATAGTAAATGATTGAGCACCAGTTGAAACTTGTGCCGCTATCACTGAACTTGTGATTGCTGTTGAACCTGTTGATTCTCTTCTGTGAATAGTTTGATCTAAACCAGTTGCAGAATTTTCCCAATCAATATACAGATCGCCTACAGCAAGATTTAATCCGCCGCCTGCTCTATCTAAATTGTATAAAGCCTCTTCGTTACTTGCGTAAATTGGTGCGGAAATAGTTTCCCATAATTTTGTAGTACCGTTGAATTTTTTAACTGCCCAAACAGCCCCTGAATTAGGAGTAGTTGTTTTAACCCAAACAGAACCAGTTGGTCTTGGATTCGAATCTGTTGATTTGAATGCTGGAACTGAAGTGTGTGGACCAGTTGATAATGCTGGAACATAGTAAGTACCAGGAGCAATACCTAATGCTATTGATGTGTCTAATGTTCCGCTAGTGATTTGAATGTCAGCATCTGCCGAACCATTGTAATAAATCGCTAATAAACCACCAACTGCTCTTGCTGATAATCCTGTAACACCAGCGCCTGTGATGTCGTTAGCCACTGCCGCAACTGTTGTGCCAGTTGTTGTGATTGTTGTCACACCAGCATTAATAGTGATTGTAAAGTTTGTACCTGAACCAATAACACCTGTGTAACCTGCTGTTGCTGTAGAACCAGAAACAGTTGGATTTGATCCAACCCAGTCTGCTGTTCCAACTGCTACCCAGTCACCGTTGTATTTTTTATAATACATTGTGTTAGCATCGTCAGTAGCCACGATAGCATAATCGCCTGCTTGTCCAAAAGAGTTTTTAGGAACGCCTGCTGATACAAATGCTGTGTCTGTGATTACGTGAGGTATTTTGTTTGTGAATGTTTGTCCGCCCGTTGTTGATGCAGAAGCACCATTCCATTCAAAAATTCCAAATTTAGAGTTTGCTGTGTCAAACCAGTATGTACCTGATTCTGGATTAGCCGCCGGTGCTGTTGCACTTGCTTCTAATTGTCCTAAGTTAATACCTGCTCTTACAACATATGCTCTGTTGGCTACACCTAAATAAGAATAAGCCGCTTGTAATCCGTATTCATTTGTTTCACCACCGTGTATAGGATTATTACTTGCGTCAGTTTTAAAAACTGGATCGCCAAATGTTTCTGCTAATTCTCTTTGTGAAGTCATCAAGTATACTTTGCCTGCGTTAGCGGCTAATGTACCTTGTGCTGTTCCTGTTCCTGAACTGTTTGTTTTATCTTGTGCCGAAGCAACAAATATCATTGGGACTGTGCCCGGTTCTGCTGGTGTGTAGAAACTTTCGTCTATTACACTAACCTGTACTCCTGGTGAAACTAATGCCATTTTCTTTATCTCCTATTAAAGTGGTAAAACTTTATTATTGTTAGTATTTATGACAAATGCTCAAATCGTGCTGTATTACACGTCGAAGAAAAGGGACAGAAAAGGGCAGGTAAATAAGCATATATGAGACCATTATGCAACAAATGTAACCAAAGACCGTCAGCAGTCAACTATAAAAAAGGTGATAAAACCTATTATAGAAAACAGTGTGAACAGTGTTTGCGTTATGGAGGTCCTAGCGGATATATGCCCAAGTGGCACGTTGCTGGATATAGAATTAATAAAAAATGTGATAAATGCGGACACAAAAGTGATTACGAATCACACTTTAACGTGTTTCATATAGACGGGGATCTTAATAATTGTAAATTTAATAATTTAAAGACAGTGTGTGCTAATTGCCAAAGATCTTTACACCTTGAAGGAATCCGTTGGAAACAAGGCGATCTTGTACCTGATTTTTAAGTTGAGCAATAGTACTGTTGTTGGACAATTCAGCATCAAATTTTGTGTTGGCCCATGCCCATTCTGATGGATGTACATCTTTAGGTTTTTGACCTATGTCTTGATACATTCTAAACCATATAGGAAGTTGTCCTCGTTTTACCCACCAAACTTCACCTTTAATATCTTTAATCATTTCTGCTTCATTTTCAAAACGTACATCTGGTATAACCCAATTTATTTGAGGATTGTCTATGATTTTCTTTTTGGCAAGACTTACCCATACACCATCATAAAACCCATCACGCATACACTCTGTGCCAAACACTTGAAGCACAAATCTAGGAGTGATATCACGACCCATTTCTTTGCTCCAGAAAGGATCTAATTGTTCTCTCCAGGCTCTGCTCTCGTCTGTTTTACCATCCAACAAGTTTCTGTCCCAATCAAACATTTCTGCCACAGAATCTTTTAACTTGTCAGCAAACGACAACTTTACAAAGTTATGATCGTTCACAAGATAATCAGCAATGGTATCTTTGCCTGATCCAATCAAGCCACATATTCCTATAATCATAATTCTAATTGTTTAGTACCTACACCTAGTTTTCCTCTAACAAAACAATTGAACGCTAGACTCCATCTAATTTTACTGGATTCTTGTGGAGGAACAGTGTGTTCTAACCAAGAAGGAAAAATAAACAAATCACCTGAAGTAGGATTAAATCCATAGTAATCTAGATTGTATTGATTGTTGTTAGTATTTTTAAAGGTTGGTTGAAAAGTGGAATGAAAAAGATTAGTATGAAAATAAGGTTTATTAAAAATAATAGGAGCAGACGTTTCATCGCTTTCAATATAGTATACTCCGCTGATCATTGCGTTTGGATGAGAATGTTGATGATTTCTATCTTCTTTTCCATATTTGTTTATCCAACTGGTAGTTAATTCAAATGTTTGCTCAATGTCTAGAATTTCTCTTGTGAAGTGGTTTACTGATTCTAAAATTTTATGTTTAAGTTTTTTAATTTGTGGTTGGTCCAAAACTTTCATTCCTGCATTTTTTGGTTCTTCGTCAGCATTGTATAAACCGACACTCTGTGGAGGAAAATGTAAATTCTTTACCCAAGTTTTTTCAATCGGATCCATAACACCTATATTGGTTTTGTGCAAAGGCACAGAAAATAAAGGTATTGTTTGATGAGTCATACAGTAATATTACTATATGTTTATTGAATTGTCAACTAAGAATTAACCAATTGTGAAGGAATATCCAACACCACCACTAGTTTGTGTTTTCACTTCCAATTCTAAACGTTCCATTTCTGCTTGAGCTTCTTGTTTAAGAGCGTCACCGTTTAGTGAAGTACCACCTTGTGGACCTGCTATGGTATTAAATTTGCTTCTGGCTTCGCCTAACATAAATTTAGATTTTGCCAAAGTGTAATCTTTTAACCATTTTTTTGCCAAATAATCTTTAAGTAGTTCTGAATCTGGTCTGTAATTATAGCACTCTAACAGTACTTCTTCGCCTGCTCTTGGTCTTTGAAGAATTGTTAATTTGTGAGTGGTTGGATTCCATTTGAATTCAATGAAGGATCCAAACATACGTCCTACTAATTCCTGATGTTGAGCAAACATATTATACGTTGCAACTCCACCCATATTTGAACTGGCTAATAGATAAGTGTTTGTGTACGCAAGATTGAACGGTTCAAAAACTGTACCACCTTGACCACCTCCAGAACGTGATCCAATTGATCTTCTAAAAATTTGTCTTACTTCTATAACTTCATTTGGCAAGATATAGTCATTTTGATCCAATATCAGTGGCAAAAACATATAACTTTCTTCTACTGAATTGTCTGATCTCTGTCTAAATCTATCCAAAGCGTCTTGCAATGCTGTTTCGTAGTGTGCTGGATCCAGTTCTACATCGACCATACCACCGCCTAGGCTGGTGTATACGTAATCAAATATCTCTTGCTTTTGTGTGGTCAAATCGCTCATACAGTTTTCCTTATACATATTTATCGTCCGATAAATATATGTCTATGCCAAGATTAAGTCTTTATAAACCAGAAAAAGGGAACGATTACACATTTTTAGACAAAACAGTGGTCGAAATGTTCACTGTGGGCGGTACCGACGTATTTGTTCACAAATACCTAGGACCTAAAAATCCAGACGAAGCAGATGCCACTGCGGCACAGCCTAGATATGATGCTGTCAAAGAAACCAACATACAAGATATGTTATTCCTGGAGAATAGAGATAGAAAATACGATCAAGATGTTTATAGTATAAGAGGCATCTATAACGTTCAAGATATTGACTTCGATATGAGTCAGTTTGGATTATTTTTACAGAATGATACATTATTCATGACTATACCAATCACAACCAGTGTGAAAACTCTTGGCAGAAAAGTGATGCCAGGTGATGTTTTTGAATTACCACATTTAAAAGATGAATATGCATTGAATGATTTCAATGTAGCATTGAAAAGATTTTATGTTGTAGAAGATGTTAACAGAGCGGCAGAAGGTTTTTCACAAACTTGGTATCCTCATTTATATAGAGTAAAACTAAAACAAATATATGATTCACAAGAATTTAAAGAAATATTAGATAAAGATGCAGGAGCAGGTAATGGACAGACATTAAGAGATGTACTGTCTACATATGAAGCAGAAATGCAAATTAATAATGCTGTGGTGGCTCAGGCACAAGCAGATGCTCCTAAATCAGGATATGACATTGCTCATTTCTATACATTACAAGTTGATGATAAAGGTAAACCTGAATTAGTAACCACAGATATTTCAACATTAGATACTTCAACTGCTAACACACTTACAGATAGAGTAAATCAAACTCCTACTAAAGAAGGCTATGATGGATATCTATTGGGAGATGGTGTTCCACCTAATGGTGAACAGTTTGGATTTGGCATATCATTTCCAGCACAGTCCGATAAAGGCAGTTATTTTTTAAGAACAGATTTTTTACCAAACAGATTATTTAGATACGATGGTGGTCGTTGGGTTAAAATGGAAGATAATGTGCGTATGACATTATCTAACACTGACACAAGAAGTAATTTAAAAGGCACATTTGTAAACAATACTAAAACATCAACCATTGCTGGAGAAACTGTTACAGAAAGACAGAGTTTATCCAAAGCACTCAGACCAAAGGCGGATAATTAATGCAGTTTTTCTACGACGGACAGATTAGAAGATATATTACTCAAATTATTAGACTGATGAGTAATTTTTCATACAAAGATGGTAGTGGTAATTTAAAAACAATACCTGTTATGTATGGTGATATTTCTAGACAGGTTGGACACATCATAAGAGACAATTCAGAAAACAAACTGCCTTCAGTACCAAGAATGGGAGTATATGTTACGAATTTAGAAATGGATAGAACTCGTTTGTCTGATGCTAGTTTTGTAAGTAAAATTCATATCAGAGAAAGAGCATACGACAGTAACAATAATGAATATCTAAATACACAAGGCAAAAATGTTACTGTGGAACGTTTAATGCCTACACCATACACACTGACATTAAATGTGGATATTTGGACATCAAATACTGAACAAAAATTACAAATAATGGAACAAATAATGATGTTGTTTAATCCATCATTAGAAATACAAACCACAGACAACTATGTGGATTGGACGAGTTTAAGTGTGGTCGAATTATCAAATATTAATTTTTCTTCTAGAACTATTCCACTAGGTACTGAAACAGAAGTTGATGTTGCTACATTAGGATTTACAACTCCAATATATATTTCACCTCCTACAAAGGTTAAGAAACTTGGAGTTATTACTCATATAATCACAAGTATATTCAATGAACAATCTGGCAATATTGATCTAAGTCAAACAATGCCAGAATTAAAAGCATATCAAGACGGTTATGAAAACAGTATTAAATTAGATGACAAAGGTAATGCTGTTAGAAAAGACACTGATGCTGTATTAGGCACAACAGGAATTAATTATGACATCTATGTGTTAGGCAGTGTGGCACAAATAGTAACCAAAGGTGTAATAGGTGGTTTAGTATGGAATGGCAATGTCGACACAATACCTAATTATAAAAATGGATTGAGTAAAATTTATCTCAACAGAGAAGGTATAGATGCTCAAGTAGTGGGCACAGTTGCTATCAACGAAAGCAATCCTTATCAACTATTAATAGACTGGGATGAAGATACATTACCCACAGACACGGTGATTGTAGGCCCAGGTACAACAAGTGGATCAGTTGATTTTATAGTGGATCCTACAAAGTTTGATCCATCAAGTGTTAAGCAAACTGGTAAAAGATTATTATTATTGAAAGGCATTGGAAGTGCTGATAACGTCGACGGAGCAGATGCTTGGAAAGGCGACAGCAATATCGATTTAGTGGCAGGCGAAAATGATATTATTGAATGGAATGGAACAAATTGGCAGGTTATTTTTGATGCCAGTGCCAATCCAGCAACAGCAAGTAATTTCAGTATCAAATATATTACCAATTTAAATACCGGTGTGCAGTACAAATGGAATGGTACAGAATGGTTATTATCATTCGAAGGCGAGTATCGAAAAGGCACCTGGAAGATTCAATAGTCACATAATTAATTACATGAGCAGTAAAATTGTAGGGTGCGGGGCACTCTTCTATACACTAGACACAAAACGTTTTTTATTATTACACAGAGCCCAAAGCAAACAGAACAATGTTTGGGGATTAGTTGGCGGAACCACCACCACAGATCAAAATTTGTGGGAAGGACTTCAAAGAGAAATCAAAGAAGAAATTGGAGAACAACCAATCAGAAAAACCATACCTATGGAAACGTTCATTAGTAATGATGAAAACTTTCTGTATCACACATATCTTTGTGTGGTTGAAAAAGAATTTATTCCACATTTAAACACAGAACACGATGGATATGCTTGGGTAAGTTTTGGCAATTGGCCCAAACCGTTACATCAAGGTTTACGCAAAACTTTTCAAAATAAGACTAATCAGATTAAATTAGACACTGTGTTTAAAATGTTAAGATTGATCAAATGAAAATAATTGGCGATGTTATGTTGGACATATGGGTGCAAGGAGATTGTACCAAAGTGTCTCCTGAAGCATCTGCACTAGTATTAAAAGAATACACACGTAATCACAACGTAGGAGGCGCCGGAAACCTCGCTTTAAACCTGTCAAATCTTGGCGCAGACACGCATCTGTATGGATCGGTGGGCAACGATGCCCCAGGACATAAAATACAGGAAATTTTACTAGAAAACAGCATTAAAACCTACTTATGTCAGGATGGTTCTGCAACCACTACCAAAACACGTATGATAGGACCTGATGGACAGCACCTGTTAAGACTGGACAAAGAGGAAGAATACACACGCGATACACCACAAGAAACTTTACTTAAAAATTTACAAAACAATGACATTGTTATTATTAGTGATTACAACAAAGGCGTTGTTAAAGAACATCTAGTGAGACGTATTCAAGACAAAGTCAAAAGAATTTATGTAGATCCCAAGCAAGATCCCAACATTTATTACGGCTCATATTTGATTAAACCCAACATGAAAGAATACGAAAATTGGTTTGGTAAATTTGATCCACACACAGCAGACATAAAAAGAATACATCACAATTGGCAATGGTTAATTGTTACCGATGGTGCTAATGGTATTCATGTTGTGGGAGAGAACATATACAAACACATCACAGGAGATGCTGTTGAGTTGGCAGATGTCAGTGGTGCTGGTGACACAGTATTAGCAATCATTGTTTATTATCATGAACAAGGCAGTTCAATGATAGATGCTTGTGAAAAAGCATTGAAAGGTGCAAGTAGAGTCGTACAACACAGAGGAGTTACTGTGGTTAAAAAAACTGATATCGAAGATAGAATTGTTTGGACCAACGGTGTGTTTGATATACTACACAAAGGACATTTAGAACTTTTAAAATTTGCCAAACTGCAAGGAGACAAATTGATTGTGGGTATTAATTCAGATGCCAGTGTAAAAAGATTAAAAGGAAACGATAGACCTTTAAACAACACATTAATCAGAGAACAACAGTTGCTACAATTACCATGGGTAGACAAAGTGGTTGTGTTCGATGAAGATACTCCTTTAGAAGCAATTAAAATACATCAACCTAATGTGATAGTTAAAGGTGGAGATTACACGATAGAAACCACAGTGGGTAATGATATGGCTGAAGTTGTAATATTTCCAACTGTACAAGGTTTTTCAACTACAAATATATTAGAAAAATTTAAAAATGGAAACTAAAATAGAAAAAAGTAAATTGATTTGTACAAATGTTTTGAATCAAAAAGCATTTGATATTTTACAACAACAATTAACTTCTGATAGATTTCCTTGGTTTTACAATGACCACGTTGTGGACACAAAAGACATGATGACTGATACAAAATATCAAGTACAATTTGTGCATTGGTTCCATCAGAATTCCACGGTGATAACTTCACATGAAAATTGGCAGATGTTGTTCCCTATTTTTGAGATACTTCAACCTTACAGTTTTATTAGAGTAAAAGCAAACAATATACCAGGAAATGACAGCCAAGTATCGCACGGATTTCACACAGATACCACAGTGCCTTTAAGTTGGACAGCAATATATTACGTTAACACAAACAATGGATATACAGAATTTGAAGACGGAACTAAAATAGATAGTGTAGCAAATTCTATGATTGTATTTCCTAGCAATAAAAAACACAGTGGATCAACTTGCACAGATAAAAGATCAAGAATCAATATCAATATTAATTTTATGACTGACAATACAAATAAGTTAGTTAAAGATATCTGGCCTGAAGAATTTAAAAAAATAGTGGAAACTTGGATATGAAAATTTGTGTAACAGGTTCAGCAGGATTTATTGGACAAAATTTAGTTAATCATTTAATGGATCAACAACATGAAGTAGAATGTTTTGAATATGTTCCTAATCGATTTCCTGATCCTAGTCAATATGATTGGGTTATTCATTTAGGAGCAATCAGTTCAACCACAGAAAGAGATGTTGAATTGATCATGGATCAAAATTATGAATACAGTCTAAAACTATTACAAATGTGTGATACCATGGGCACTAATTTTCAATATGCCAGTTCAGCCAGTGTGTATGGCAACACAACTCATTTTAAAGAATCTGGACCATTATATCCACAATCACCGTATGCTTGGAGCAAATATCTATTTGATAGATTTGTTATGCAGGCAATGGGAGATTTTAAAGTATTGGTACAGGGTTTTAGATATTTTAATGTGTACGGTGCTCACGAAGAACACAAAGGTAATCAAGCATCTCCCGTAACAAAATTTACTCAACAAGCCAAAGAAACAGGAGTGATTAAAGTTTTTGAAAATAGTGATCAATACAAAAGAGATTTTGTTTGTGTAGACGATGTATGCACAGTACATAGTCAAATGCTACAACAAGATGTTAGTGGAATATTCAATGTGGGAACAGGGGTGCCAACATCCTTTCAATCTGTGGCCGATTCTGTTGCCAAAAAATATGGGGCCAAAATAGAAACCATACCAATGC